TTTCCTGATATAGTCAAGTCATGGGGTGGATTTGACAGGTGGGTGCAAAGGGACTATACCAGGTCGAACTCAGAGATAGAGTACGACTTTGTTGGTTCCCTCGGCGCCACACAGGAACGGGGGGGTAAGTTGCGCGTTTTCGCGTTTCCTAACCTCCTGTTCCAGGTAATGATGAACCCTATGAAGGCGTCTCTGTTTAGGATCCTTCGCAGGATACCTGAGGACTGTACGTTCAATCAAGAACGTGGTGTGGAGTGGGTAAGAACTCAACTGCAGGCCGGTCGTCGCACCTGGTCTGTTGATTTGTCTGACGCCACTAACCATTTTCCCCTGCGACTCCAGGAACACGTGTTCTGGAACATCTTTCGCAACGAAGAGTGGGAGACCCACTGGTCGTTATTTGAGATGGTCGCGACGGGGCGCTACGGTGCTGCTGCCCTAGGGCAGAAGTACTGTAAGTGGACTAAGGGGCAACCCTTGGGGGCTGGTCCCTCATTCGCACTATTTGCGATTGGTCACCATGCAGTCCTCCACTACTGTAAAGTAGTGAACAGAGTCACGGACGATTGCTACCGTATCTTGGGAGATGACATCGTCATCTCTCATGAGGCAGTACATCGCACGTACCGTGATGTTCTTCAACTTCTGGAGTGCCCAGTGTCGGAATCCAAAACCGTATCCTCGGAGACGGTAGCGGAGTTTGGGGGGCAGGTTATATTACCTGCCGAATCCCTGCCATCGACGAAATGGCTCGACACTTGCGATGTGGGGAATAGTACCCACTCGTGGCGATATTTTCGTGAGTCGCCGCCCCTTCGTCATAGGGGGTGGCTAAACTGGTACCGTTTCTGGTACTCAGTCTATCACGAAAATCACCTTGGTATACCTCAGGACATTCGCAGTACCGCGCAAGCGGCTGCCGTCCTGTACCAAGAAGCCCAGAAGGAGAAGCGCGAGAGCCTGAAGGAGCGGTTTTCGTTCCATCAGCTTTACTGGCAGATCCTCCAGGATGAGCCAGCGCATCTCGCTGTGAATAGTGAGTCCGACCAGGACCCACGTTTGACCACAGAGCCCCCTTTCGGGGTGACTCCTGTGGCGTTCACAAACAAGCCTTCGCTTCTATCTGCGGATTCCCGGTTGTATGCGTCGAAGGATGAGGGTGACCCCATCCGTAAGACGTTTTCACCGGGGGAGCTCCGTGTGTTTCGAAAGGCCGTCAGTCCCTCCCTACGGGAAGAAGACAGGCGAC